TATTATGAAGAAGATGGTAAATTATTGATATCTGATACTACTTCTACCCCAAATGTGAGTTTATTATGGTCTGAGAATTTAGGTATGAATGTTGTATCTTTTTGTATTGTGTCAGGTATAATGTATCCAAACATTTTAAGAGTAAAAGTACTTTTAACTATTCTTTCAGCATTGTCGGTTAATTCAATGGTTGAAGGAAATGAGTCAACACTTGTTTTAAATTTAAAACGTTCTGGATCTCCCCAATAAGCATCAGACGCATACTCTACTGCTTCAATAATTTTATTTAATTGTTCATTATAATAAGTAAATACAGCGCAGTCATATGTTACTGTTAAATAATCAGGTACTACTGTAGCATATAATGTTTGTTCTGGTTTTATCCCATTTAGTATGTTAAACTTAGTATAAGCATTTTGTTTACTATATTTTTTACTAGTAACAGTTACATTATGGGGGTTATCAGCGTCTAGTTTATTAGTTAAAGATCTATTTTTTTCAATGTTATTTCTTTTAAACATTAAAAGTGGAGCCATTAGTCGACCATTTAAATCTCTTAAATATCCTGTTTTTTGGAAAGAAGACCATTTTTCAGGTGATCCATATATTATGGGTACTTCTAATCTTTCTCCGTTTTGTATTACAGATGGCTTAATCACATTTTGGAAATAATACATTATAGCCCAATCTAAGTCTTCTAGACTTATTGAAAACGGTTTTACAGTATCATCTCTAAATGATGTTTGATTTGCTCTATTAACATTATTAGCATCATTAGGATTACCTGTAGGAGAAAAACCAGGAGCACCAACTGGAGGAGCATATGGTTCCTGTAGTTGTTTACTTATTTCTTTTTGAGTTTTAGGTATTGGTTTTCTCTGCTTAGCCATTATAGACGTTGTTTAATGATGTTTATTCTATCTGCTGGGACATAATGAGTTTCGCATATCACACTTACATTGTAGCCAAAATCTTGTAAATTTGGATTTAATGGATTCGCAGCGTATGGATAGTCAGGATCTTTACCAGCAAAGAATTGTTTAATATTTGTATTATCAATTTCAAAATAAGATTCTTGATATAATAATACATCTCCTACTTCAGGATGAACATTAGCATCTACTAAATCGTCTCTTAAAAATGCAGCTCTAATATTCCAGTTAAAGTCAACTCCAAATTCACTTACAGGAGAAGTATTATCGCCAACAGTAATTAAAGCGTTTAATAAGACAGGACCATCAAAAAACTTACCACCTGACGCTTCTCCATACATGTTTACTTTAGTTTTATCTAAAACATATTTATAGAATGCAAGTTGTTGAGTAATAACATCTCCTAGTAACTCTCTGTTTACTTTTCTAAACATTGAAATATCTCTTGCTCCTCCAAATAGTGCCATTATCCGATAAATATAGTCATTGGTACATTGTTAATTTCTTGTCTTCTAAAATCACTTTCTTGTGAACGTCTTTCTAATTGTGATTTTTTAGACATATCTCCTAAATATGCTCTTAATCTTTCTAATAACGCTGCTTTATCTGTAGCAGAAGAAGCTAATAAATCAGCTTGGTTTAAAGTCATATTTTGCTCAGGGATAGGAACTGTAGAGTATTTACCTCTAACATATCCTAACATTTCTTTACATAGTGCTAAACAATATTCAAATATCCATTGACGTCCAATAGAGTTAATTAAACTATAAGTTGGATTTGTATATGGAGCATTTGAGGGATTTGTTACTAAATAATCAGGATTGTTGGGATCTCCTCCGGGTTGAGTAATACTGTTATTTATTCTGTCTTGTACTTTAATATACTCAAACCATAAAAATCCATCTCTAACATCGTTAACTGATGGTATAGGGAATACTGTGATTTTATTATTTATGATATTAAATGTATAAGCAGATAAACGAATAGTGTTACTCATTTCTAAACCTTGAACTACAGCAGCATCATATGCTACAGGCATCATTAAGTATCCACCTCCATATCCACCACCATACATTCCACCATATAGACCAGCTGCTGGTACTCCTCCTAAACCTCCAAATCCTCCAAATGGAGCGTACATTTGACTTACAGCTGGTAGGTTTTGATAGAATACAGATTTAATTTCTATTCCGCCTGATATGCTTTGGCTTATAGCCCATTCTCCTAAATCATATGTTTGGACTCCAGGTTCAAGTGCTAGTGCTCCACTATAATAAGTTACATTTCCACCTGCTCCTGCTTCTTCAGCATACTGTTGGGACAAACGTACTATTGTCGCCATATTAGGCGTAATAAGCGCGTTATTTACACTTGTATCCGCGGGTGCACCCTCTAGCGTTAGCATATTATCCATCGCTTGAAAAGCGTAGATTTCATTACCGTATGTAGTAATTGCTTCTTCAAAAGCAGCGTAGAAGTTTAAATCTTGCAATTCAACTTCCATAATGGGATATCCTAATCGACGAGCACAAAATGTAGTTACTTTGTCAGCATCAATTTGAAATTGGTAATCATAGTCATAAAACCCAAATGGAGTTGCTCCGGGTATAAATGAGCTAGAACCAGGATATATAGGAATATTCATGTGTTAGATTTTGTTATAAATATACAAAACCAGATGAACTGTATTATTCAGGGAGAGGTGGTTCGGGGAGAGTATCTTCAAGTGCTATATTTTCTATTATAGTAGGTTCTTGATATTGCTGTCCATATAATTCTAGAGCAGTAGTAAGTTCTTCTTTAGTATTATAAAAAAATAAATTAGGTTGACCTGTTGTTATCTCCCATTCTTCTTCCATTGATCCATAATGGAATATATCTATTTCATTTGTTGCTAAATACCATTTCATTATATTTGTCCTCCATCTGTTATTGTCCAGTTATTAGGTGATGATGTTAATATTGCTCTTGAAGCAGAAGCAGCTACTGTATATCGTATTGTTCCAAAATTAATTGATACGTTTGGTCTAGCGGATTGAGATGCCCATCCTATTAAAAGATCATCATAATTTGAAGTAGAATAATCATTAAATGTTTTACCAGACATAAATGATGCTGCTGATGACATTGAGGTTATTTTCCATCCTCCTAAAGGTTGATTAAATGCAAATGCATTAGAAAACGTTTGACTAGCATTTACAAGATTAACTGTGTTCCAATTTCGTATTGAGGTACTACCACTATTATTAAATTGACTAGCACTGAATTTAGAAGCAATATTAACTGAGAGCATACCTAAAGAAGATGTAAGGGCAGATACATTCCATAATCCTATTTCTTGATTAAAATAAGGTTGCCCTAAAAACATATATTCTGTTGCTCTTAATTTACTAGTATTCCAGTTTTTAATAGAAGGATCTCCACCATTATTAAATACACCATCTCTAGGCATACTGCTTGGATGGTTAAACATATGATTCATATTTGTAACATTTGATGTATCCCAAGATCCTATATTTTGGTTAAAATTTGTTTGGGCAGCAAATAAATATGACATATCAGTTACTTTACTTGTATTCCAATTATTTAGTGGTTGATTAAATGAACCAGTAGCTCCTCCATAATAATGACCAAGCATAGCTGCCATAGTAGTAACATTACTTACATCCCAACTTCCAATTGGTTGATTAAATTGTGAAGCCCCATAAAATGTAGCATACATTCTAGATGCACTAGATACATTCCAATTTTTAATAGAATCACTTCCTCCGTTATTAAATGAACTAGTTCTAGTCGCACTTGTACCCGCAAATGCATAATCAAAATTAGTAATTTTACTTACATTCCAATTTCCTAAATTAACGTTAAAAGCCCCTTGACCGTAAAATATTGAATTAATATTATTAACATTACTAATATCCCAATTACCTATAGAATCACTATCACCATTTTTAAATTCTCCTATTATTGTAGATGGCATAGCAAATGTAAATTGCATATCTGATACTTGACCAGTATTCCAATTTCCTATATTTTGGTTAAATTTATTATTATTATAAAAGGCTTGACCCATGAATCCTATTTTACTTGTATCCCATTGATCAAGTCGACTAATAGTTACTAGTAATGAGCATGATCTAAACATTGCAGTCATAGAAGCGCTTAAAGTTGGAGTAGCTAAATTTTTAGAGTATAAATTAGGTGTATCAGATATATTGTTTAAGGTTAAATTACCACATCCAAAAAATTGAGATCCAGCTGCCGCTATTTTTAAACTTCCCCATTGAGATATACTTAATAATTTTAATCTGTCTCCTCCATTATTAAATCTAATATTACCAATATACCCACTCATTGTTACGTTGTATGTTCCTGCTGAGGCGTATGAGTGGGTTAAGTCAGATTGGAGAGAGGATGTTATAGTACTGCTCGTGCCATCTCCCCAATATATTATACAATTAAAAGAAGCACTTGGATTAGCTGGGATTCTAATTTGATTAGCAGCACTTGAGCCAGCAGATGTATTATCTGTCTTCCATGTTGATATGAAAGGATTAGGTTTTGAGTTAATTATAGTTCTACCGCCTCTCATCTTATTGAGTTATCCAGTATTCTACTCTTGTTCCTTTAACCCATTCAGCATAAATTATATTTAATATATTTGGGACATAAACACCATTACTTACTACTACCCATCCGGCTGGTACAGATGGTGCAACTGAGTTATTATGATATATTTTTTGTACTATACCTGTTTTAGCTCCAGTTAAATCAGCTGTTATATTTCCTGTTCCAGGTACATCCCATTCATTGTATACTTGGTTAGTAGTAAATGATACTACTGTTCCTGTTGTAGATGAAGGTGTTGTTAGTACTTGATTACTATTCCAAGTAAATGATGAACCTGATACTGTTAAACCAGTATAGTAGGTATCTCCACTTGTAACCCCAGTATTTATACCTTCATCACATATTACAGTATTTGTAACTCCAGGGTTATATGTAGTAGTTATATATTGTCCTGGGGTTGTAGGTGTTACTGTTCCTTGTATTTCAGGATTAAATACTAAACTAAGGTCTCTAGGTGCACCACTAGTATTTTTAACTAAAATATCATAGTTTAAAACAGGACCACTAGTATTAGCACATCTAGGAGACATTATCATAGAACCGGAATTGGTACTTGCAATGGAAAAATGAGAAGTATCAGTATATGCTACTCCATCACCTCCTGGGTCTTTAGAGTATGGGTTATTAAGTATAATATTTTTACCACCAGTTAAAACATAACTAGATCCTGATATTAATGATGTAAAACTTGTAGTCCAGTCATCAACTGTGTATGATCCGAATGTAATACCTAAATCAGCAACAGGTAATGCCCCTGATAATTTGTTTGATTCTGCTCCGCACCCAATAAGAGATACATTAAATGCACTTCTTATCCAATACCCAGCCCCAAAACCTTCTGCAGCACAATTTTCTAATGTAGAGTAAGATGTATTATGAATACAAAATCCAGCTAGTTTACCTGAGCTGGCATAGCAGTTTGTAAATTGAGTTGATGTAGATCCTTCTGTTGTAAAGAATCCATGTCCTCCAGCATTTGATATTCTACAATTTTCAACAGAGCTTAAAATACTCCCAACAAAATATATCCCATGATCACGAGTGCCACTAACAAATAAATTTGAAAGAAGTATATTATTAGTAGTATTCCCAGCGGCTGATACACCCGGATTTGGTTCTAAAAAACAAACACCTCCAGCTCCAGTTGTTAAATCATAGTTTAAAGATTGAACACCTATTAAATCTAAATCTTTTATAGTTATACTATTAGAACCAGTTCCAAATATATGGTATCCTGATCCTGTAGTATTCATAGTAATACTAGTAGGGGACGGTTGGGTATTAGATTTAGGAGATCTTCCTAATCCTTCTATAATAACATTACTTGTATTGTTGATAATAAAAGTATGATAATTTAAATTTGGTGAAGAAAAATTAACATTTATATTACTATATCCTAATCTTATAGTTAAAGGTTTATTTATATTGATAGAACTTGTAATATATTGAGACCCAGTATATGATGTACAATCTATAATACTTCCAGTTTGAGCTGCGTTTATAGCTGTTTGAAGTGTATCTCCAAAATTTAGATTTGTTTCGTAGCTAGATAAAAGTACAATGTTAGTATTAAACAATAGAGCATTATCACCCGCAGGACCTTGAGGTCCGGGAGTATTAACTTGGATAACACGAGTTCCATCTTGTTGGATGGTAATAGTGTTGGTAGATGTATTTACGTTTACTGACATTATACTGTTACTTGATTACTTAAACTAACTTGTCCTTCTAATAGTCTTACTGTATATGGGCAAGTCCCACTTCCTGAGTATATTTCTAGATCGTATTTAGCTGTAGTGAATGTGAGTAAAGACGAAGTGCAGGCCGAGATATATATTCCGATAGAACCACTTGTAGGTGGTGTACTCCCATTACTTCCGCTAAAATTTAGACCAGTACCATCAGCGTTTAAAGAACTAGATAATGTAAGATATACAGTGCGAGATGGTACTGATGAGTAGTCAGATGCTATCTGCATACGGCCAGAGTAACCAGTTAGATTAACTGGGGTTCCTGTTGAGTCAGTGTACTGTATTTCGAAGTTTGTTGTTGTACCTTGTTCTATTACAAATGAGTATTTTCCTGCTGCCATGTTAGTGTTTAGCTATAAATATTTAATCTCTGTACTCAGCATATAAGCCAAGTATAGGTTCTACAATTTCATGACGATGATTTGTTTTTAATGTTATTACTTTTACTCCTTTAATTTCTGCCTCTAAACGAGTAAAAAAACCAATACCACTATCTTTCTTTTGTTTTAAATCTGTTTGAGTAATGTCTCCACAAAATATCATTTTTCCACCTTTACCTAAACGACCTAATATCATTTCGGTTTGACCATGAGTAATATTTTGACATTCGTCTACTATTACTACTGCGTCTGGGAATGTTCTACCTCGCATAAATGCAAATGGTACAATTTCGATTTGTCCATCTGCTACCATTTTTTCTATCTTAGTCTTATCATATAACATATGTAAGTTAGCATATATAGGAGCCAACCATGGGTCCATTTTTTCTTTTAAGTCACCAGGTAAGAAACCTATTTCTTCTTTTGCTACTGTAGGTCTAGTAATGATGATTCGTTCAATGTCTTTTCTAAACATTAAATCTAAAGCAACTTGACAAGCAACTAATGTTTTACCTGATCCGGCCATACCTTTTAGTAGCGTGACAGGATGATCTAAGATGACTTGCTTTGCTTCTTTCTGCTCCTCGTTTAGTTGTATTTTAAAACTAATCGGATTTTTAGGCTTCCTCTTTTCTTTGAAGATATTTTTTGCCTCCTCACTTCTGTTGAAATCTGTCATGACTTATTATTTGTGTATAAATATCAACAAAAAAGCCCAGATTACTCTGGGCTCAATTGTTAGATATTATCTAGGGATTACTTACAGGGTGTTCAAACCGTTGATGTAAACTTTACCATAGAATTCAGGACGTAACATCTTCTTAGCGAAACGAGTCAACAATCCTTTACGTGGTGTGAAGGTTAGTGGATCGTAGATAAGAGGAGTCATGATCAACGGAATATATGGAGCGAATACAGCACCTGCCTCTAGGAACTGCTTACCACGGAAACCTACTAAAATAACGTTTTCAGTCATGTAAGGATTCTTATAAACAGTATAGCGGCTGTTGAATTGACCAGCTTTCTGTACACCGAATGCATATTCCATATCTTCAGCACCATTAGCGTTAGCAGCAAATCCTGGGATTGACTCTAAGATAGTTGATACTGTAGGAGATACTACCATGAAGTTAGCACCACCACGAAGGGTTAATTGGTGAATACGGTTGCTGATCTTATTGATTTTAGTTCCTAAAGTTTGGAACCAAGCACCTTGAGTATTGAAGAAACCTAAACTTGCAGTTGGAGCTTGTGAAGCACCTAATGTAACATTATTGATAGCTGACCAGTACTCAGTGTTTCCTACTGGAGCGTCTTCAATTAACATATCAAGAATTTCAAGATCAATCTCTAAAGAGATGTACTCGCTCATGATGTTAGTTAATTCAGCTTCAGCATCTAAGTTTTGGTAAGCATTCAAATCTTGTGCAAATTCTGGAGTCCATGCTGCCTTTAACTTTTTAGTCTTAGCAGTGATGGCTTGAGATTGCATAGAGATGTTGATCTCAGGAATAGATGTTCCAATAGAATTGGTAGATGTAGTTAAAGAGTTAGGAACTGCGTTTGCACTACCATCTTCAAAATCACCACGCTCATTATCAGCTGTTTTCTTATTATAGAATACAGTTATTGGAGCAGCTGGTTGTCCTGAGAATGCTGTTTGTGAACCTGTAAAGAAGAAAGCAATTGTTCCTGCTGCTTCATTATAAGTAGTAAATTGTGGTAACAACGCGCTTGGTAAAAATCCTGAACCTGAAGCGATAAATCCACGTACTGCATCATTGTCAAAGTCAGTAAATACAGAAGCTGTAGTTACAGTTACTTTATAGATACGGTTAGTTGTAACTGAAGCTGAGTAGTCAGAATCATAAGCTAATTCTCCCCAAGAAGCAGTAACAACAGATCCAGTACCTGCTGTAAGTACTGGGAGAGTACCACCATTGCTAGAACCAGATACTACTACTGATGCTGAGAATTGGTTAGTAGTATAAGTAAAACGACCTGCACCATATAAACCACCTTCAGCTGCCGGAGTAGCAAATGGTGTTAGACTTGATGTGTTACGATTACCATATAAAGATCCACCATTTGAAAATGGGTTCTTAGAAGTACCATATTGGAAATCTAAGAAGAATACAAGACCAGAAGGTAAGTTCATTGGTTGAACGCTAACGAATTCTTTCGCTGCGATAGCACCAAATACCTTACGTACTAATGGTAATGCGATTCCAGCCCAGTTTTCACCAGAAGTACCAGAATTGAATGTAGCTGAAGTACCTGTTTGAGAAGCTTCAATTACTAATTGCTTTGCTTGGTTTTCCAACATCAAAGCCATGTTGTTTTTGTTTACGTCTTCGCCTAAACCTTCCAAAAGGCCGGTTTTGCTCCATTTGTTTGCTAATCTAGCAGCGTCACCTTGAAGTGACTTCCATGGATTTGCGGACTCGACTAATGATTGAATTGTTTCCATTTTTTAAATCGGGTTTTTGTTTTTATTAATTTTATTTTTTAATACCAGCTAATCTTTGCATACGAGCAAATGCATCGTTTACTTCGATAATTGGTTGTTTTGCTTGAGCAGGAGCGATACTTCTTGAAGCTGATCCTAGTGATTCTTTAATTGGTGATTTCTTAGCTGTTGATTTGAAAGATTCAGTCAATGTTTCGAATACTAATTTAACTTCTTTTACAGTTTCTGCTTTGTCAAACGTGTTTAAAACCTTTACTTTTTCTGATTCGGTAAGATTCTTAGCTTTGAAGATTTTGTTAGTGTAAAGCAACTTAGCGTTTAATAGATTAACTTCATTAAGTTCGTTTCTTAACTCGTTGATAGTTTCTTCCATTTCTTTAGTGTCAGCTGTTTCTTCAACTTCTTCTTTAGTAGCTTCTTTTTTGCCTTTTAATATACCTCTTAAGAATCCTGCTGCTGCTACTGTTGCAGGTAAACCTGCTACTATTGCCATTACAGCGTCCTTACTGATGTTTAAAAAATCTGCAGCCTGAGCTACTAATTGTAATGTTGCAGGGTCAGAAAACATTGTTTCAGATACTTCTTCTTTTTCTTCATCAAGAAGTTCATTTAAAAGTTCATCTAATTCTACTTCTTCTTCACCTTCCATGTCTTCCATATCTTCCATGTCACCCATGTCTTCTACGTCTTCCATGTCTTCTTCTTCTTCTTCACCTTCTCCAGGCATAAGCTTACCAGTTTCGATCATGTCATCAATAACTTTCATTACTAATTCTTCAATTTCTTCGTCTGACATTTCTTCAAGCATTAACTCTTCGTCTATACCTTCAGTTGTGTCTTCTTCAGAAACTGTTTCTTTAGCTTCATCAGTCATTTCTAACTCAGCAAGGATTTCATCTAGATTAAAGTTTTCCTCTAATCCTTCTTCTTCCATACTGCGGGTTTCTTCTAGCTTCTCATCTTCAGCATCTTCCTCGTTT